CTCGGAGAAGTCACAGGAACAGGCGGAGTAATCTTTGATAATGTCGAAACACGGAAGCTTACGGATGAATTCATCCAAGAGCTTCCGTATTTTTATTACGGCTTGGACTTCGGATATGAACATCCGCAGGTATTTATTAAGGCATATTATGACAACGACACCGATATATTATATCCTGTTGAAGAGGTGTATTCGAAAAGGTGTAAGAACAGCACTTTTGCTCGTAAAATAAACAGATATAAAAATGTCGAAATTCTTGCCGATTCCGCGCGTCCCGACAACATCAAGGAGATGCAGGATTGGGGATTTGATATTATAGGCGCAAAGAAACGCTGGGGTGCAAACAATGGCCGTGATTATTGCTGGGAATGGCTAAGGCAATGTAACAAGATAGTTGTTGACCCAGAACGAACGCCGCACCTCTATAAAGAGTTGACAACGCTTGAATTTGAACAGCTCAAGGACGGAACATTCTCAAGCGAGTATCCAAGACTTAACGAGGACTGCATTATGGCTCTTATTTACGGCCTCAACCGTGTAATAATGGAGACAAGGCGAGAAGATTTATATATTGACGAAGTTATGAATGAGGATGATGTAGAAGATGAATTCGATGATTGAAGGGATAATCCTTAAGATTGCTAATCGGCTCGGGCTCGAATTGCAAAAAAAGAAAGATTTAAAAATCAAATATAGCGAAAAAGGCATAAACCCCACCGCAATAGGTGCTAATGTTGTTACCAACATAGCCGTTGACGATAGCGACATACAAGTGATTGGTGACTCGGCAAGAGCACAAGCTATTCAAGAGCTTCTATATTACTATGTTGACAATATTCTATCGGTAGCGGCTGAAGTGTCCCTCGGCACAGGCGATTGCCTTATAAGGCCTTTCACAGACGGGAATGATATAGGCTTTAATATCATAGGTTCGGATGATTTTCTGATAACGGCCTCAATAGGCTATCGGCTTAAGGGTGTTATCATCAAGCTTGATGAGTACGAAACAAAAACAGCCACTTACAGACTGTTTGAAAGCCAATCGTTACGCACGGAAGGAGACAGACAGGTTGTCGTTATCAATCGCTTTGCATTTAAAGGCTCAGAGGAAACGGACTTATCCAACACTATATGGAAAGATATCACAACCGAAGAATATATTGTTGCGGATCAGCTTATGTTAGGGCGGTATAAATGTCCTACCATCAACCGAGATAATTATAATTCCGCAAACGGTGTACCGATTACATTCGGGTGCGCCGAAATCATTGACAACATCAAAAAGAAATATGAACAGTACAACGATGAGTTTGACCGTAAAGAGTCAAAAATATTCGCGGATAGAACTCTTTTCAGAAGAGACAAAAACGACAAACTTGAACTTTCATCCGCAAAGGAATTTATCAATGTTCGAGGCAGTGTTGACGGCGGTATAACTTCACAGATTTACGATTACTCCCCTTCTATCCGGGAAGAAGAATTCAAATCTGCTAACGATTTTAACTTATCTATTCTTGAGCTGTGTTGCGGATTTTCAAGAGGCATATTCACATCGCCCGAAACATCTTTTGCAACAGCCACAGAGCTTAAAAACAGCCTTAAGAAAACATTTGCTTTTGTTAAAAGTTTTCGCAGGCGTATCGAACACGGCAACAAAGAATTGTTCAGTGCCGTCAATATAATAATGAATTTAAATTCCGTCACGCCCGATGGCAAGTGGGAGTTACAACATGATTGGTCGTATGATTACATTGAGCAGACAAGCGAAAAATTCAATCAGCTCATACAGTCGCTTGATCGCAATGCCATAAAGACAGAAGACTTGACCGCGTGGGTGCTCAACTTAAGACCCGAAGAAGCAGCCGAATATGTTGAGGATATTGAGGCGAAACAAAATGAAGAAGTGCAGAAGCAACTAAAGGCGGCAATGAATGAATAACTTGATGCGCTCGGAGTGGCTTGAGCAGTTACCCGATTATCTTGCCGAGATAATGCAGCAAATGTCGCTTGAAGCAACAGCAATTATCGCAGCACGAATTAACTATATTGGCAAGGTTAAAAAGAGCGATATACACAAGCTGACAAACGCCTTAGCCTATGCCGGAGCGGATATCAACGAAATTGAACGAGTTATCGCTCGATTTACGAAGAAAAGCGATGCGGAAATAGAGCGTATATTAACTGAAGTAGCAGCCGAGGACGATTCCTTCGCCAAGATGTATTACGAGGCCAAAGGGCTTGTGCCCAAGACCTATATTACAGATGCATATCTGCAAACTGCCCTTACTTCCGTTATAAAACAAACGCAAGAAGCAATCCGCAATTTGTCAAACACTACAACGCTGTTCTATCAAATGCCGGACGGCACTTACGCCGACATCCGTTCAACTTATATAAGAGTGATTGACCAAGCTATATATGAAGTACAGAGCGGAAGCATAGATTATCATACCGCAATGAAGCGAGCAATGTTGTCTCTCGGTAAAGGAACGCGCTGTATTGAGTACATGAGCGGATACCACAGACGGCTTGACAGCGCCGTTAGGCAAAACATATTAGACGGCACAAAGCAGCTCAATCAAGCGGTAATGGACTATCACGGCAAAGCCTTCGGTGCTGACGGTGTCGAACTCACAGCTCACGCTATATCGGCTCCCGACCATGTCAATGTTCAAGGGCACCGCTTTACAAATAAAGAATTTGAAAAAATGCAAAGCGGAATGGACTGTAAAGATATTCAAGGCAGAATATACAAAGGCTTTCCTCGAAAAATTACGGAATGGAACTGTAAGCACTTCGCAATTCCCGTTATCGTTGATATAGGCTCGCCTGCATACACGGACGAACAGCTTGCAGAAATGAAAAAAACAAGTGCCGCCAAATATGACGACACTCAAAAAGCGAGAGCGATGGAAACACGCTTGAGAACGCTTAAGGAACAGAAAAACGCCCTCTTGGAATCGGGCGATGAATTGGGTGCAAAGCAAGTTCAAAAGAAAATAACAGCTCAGCAGAGGGTTTACAGAGAATTCTGTAAACAAAAAGGCGTACATAGAGATTATGTTCGAGAGAATGTACCAAAGTACCAAAAGTCCATTACAAAAGAACCTAAGCTCTTAAAATCCAATCCTTTTTCAGATGTTACGCAAGAGTATTACGATACCGCCAAGCCCGGTGTCGGTAAGGTCATTTGGGAAGAAGGGTATAAAAAAGCACACCACCAACAAGAGATTGAGACAGCCGAATGGCTTGTTAAAGAATTCGGTGGCGAGGTTGTAATTCTTAAAGAAGCTAATAAACGAAATATTAAAACGCCCGATTATATTTGGCGAGATCGCTTTTGGGAATTGAAAAAGATATCTTCTATAACCAGCGGAGATAGAAATTTAAGAAAAGCTATTTCTCAAATAAAAAGCAATCCTGGCGGAGTTATTCTTGACATCACAAATGAAGTAGAGTTAACCGCTCTTGAAAAACAACTTCAATCACGAGCCAAAAGGTCTGATATCAGCGGATTTGACATTCTTATTGCGAAAGAAAATAAAGTTATAAAAATAATTAGATATAAAAAATGAGAACACAGGCCAAGTCCGTGTTCTCGGGGCAAAGGGGTAAATCTCCAGGCTGATCAATTCCCTCTTCCAAATTTATTATATGCCGTTTTTACGAAAAAGTCAATATGTTCGGTTTATTAAGCATCTCACCTATGGCAAGGTGCTTTTTTAATGCTGTTTTTCAGCTTTTTAGCTGTTAAATATAAAATCACGGGACAAAACCCGTTAATCAAATGAGAAAACTGACTCATCAGTTTAAAAGGAGTTTATTATGCAAGATTTAATTGATATCTTGAAAGAAGAAGGTATCGAGGTACCGGAAGAGAAGAAAGACGGTTTAAGGCAGAAGCACAGTAAGAATTACAAGGCTGTAGTTGAGTTCGAGAGAAAGGTAAACTCTCTCACAGACCAGCTCACAACTGCAAATGCAACCATTACAGACTTGAAAAGTAAAACGACCGATGTTGACGCCCTTAATCAGCGAATCAAAGATTACGAGAAAGCCGAACAGGACAGAAAAGATGCCGAAGATAAGGCGAAGAAAACTCAACAGCTAAAAACTCGCTTTGACGCGCTGAAAGGAGACCGTACTTACCTCAACGAAGGTACCGAAAGTTGGATGTTCTCGGAATTTCAAAAAGCTATTGCAGACCAAAACAATGCAAGCAAGAGCGATGGAGAAATATATGAGAACATAACCAAAGACAAAAACATTTTCACACCGAAAAACGAAAGGTTCAAAAATCCGTCCGCACGTAACTCACATCATCAGACGAGCGATGAAGCTTACCTTGCCGAGTATTACAAGAACAACCCGTTTTTCAAGAAATAATTAAAAAGGAGAATTACTTACAATGAGTATTATTTACGGTTCGCTCAATGTTGACGAAAGGTATTCCTCAATAGTTGAGCCTAATCTTTATTATGACAGAGTATTTGTGCCCGGCGTAACTTTTACCGACAAATACGAGGAAGGTCCTGCCGGAGCAATCTATGTTCACAAACTTACAGGTTCGGCAGCAGAACCCGGCACACCCGGCAGAGACTTTACAGACGAAGCAAGCCAGGATACGCTTATACCGATACTTCTGAACAACAACTTCCAGAAGTCACGAAAAATATACGGCGTACAGTCTAATGCTGTTTCATTTGCTGTTGCAAATGAACAACTTGCAGGAGTTATGAACGATATAGGCGAAGGCTGGGGGCAGTCCGGTAATGCTTGTCTTGTTCAGGAAGGCACCGCTTCTGCCGCAACTACAGCGATAACAAAGTCAAATGCGGTCGCTGCCCTTATAGCCGCTCGCAAAGAGCTTTCCGAAAAGAAGGCAAAAGCAAATACAGTTCTTTGCTCCCCTGCATATTATGCCGCACTGCTTGAAGCTGCAGGCGATAAATTTACGCCCGTTCTTAACGACAATGTTGCGGCAACCGGCGCTATCGGCAGATACCTCGGCTTTAATATCATCGAGGATAACGGTTTATCGGCAGCCAGCGCAAAATATTACGACAAAGCCGGTACTCTTAAGACCGTTGCATTTGATACGGTTGATTTCATCATGTATAACTTTGAAGCGCTCTCAATCGTTTCAAACCTTGAGGCCTTCCGTCTTGTTGACAGCGAAAACTTTGTTGGTTCAAAGGCACAGGGCGAAATGAACACAGGTTACACGGTAACAAATGCCGATGCAGTCCTCGTTCGTAAGCACGCAGCAGCTTAAAGAAAGGTGGCGGTTGAATAATGTTTTTGACATTTGAAGAGTACAAAGCTATGGGCGGTTCGATCTCCGAAACTGATTTCAACCGCCTCTCTTATAGGGCGGAACAAACTCTTAATTCTTACACATTCGGAAGAATAATCATTCCCGACAACCGTGTAAGAAGATGTATGTTTGATTTAATTGACTGCGAAAGCGAAAAGGCGCAAAACGCAGGTGTAAAAAGCGTCTCAAACGATGGATACTCTGTCACATATCAAAGCACACAAGAGGCAACCGAAGCGGAATACGATATTATCTATCGCTATTTTGCTTCTACGGACATCCTCTATCAAGGTGTCGATGGAATCGGCGAGTATGAGCCGGAAAGCGAAGATGGTTACGATTATCTTATGGTTAAGGTCGAGAGTGAAAGCAAAGATTATGACCATTTGAAGGTGGTTAAAAATGCCTAAATACTGGAATAAAACGGTTACAATTTACAACAAATACGAAGATAGTGACGGGCTACAACATTATTACAGGCGAGTGCTTTATAACTGTTTTTGGAAAGAAACCAATAATAAAGTAACTGTATCCAATGTTACATTACAGAGCAACAATCACATAATCAGAATACCTCAGTCAAGTGATTATATCTCCCCTATCCAGTGGCAGAAATTGACTAACAAGGCAGATAAATTCACACTTCAAACGGGTGATATTGTTATCAAAGGCGATGTATCATTTGAGATTAACGAACTCGAAGACGGACATCGCCTTAATGACTTCTTGGCACAATATAAACAAGGAATTGCAACGATTGTGTCAGTTAACGATGATACCGATCTTCCGAACGCTCACTATTTTGTGAAAGGAGAATGACATGGATTACATCACACCGTTTATCAAATGGCTGTTGACATGTCCCTATGTCCGAAAAAACAAAGTTTTTGCAAACGCTATGCAAGCCCATAAAGATAACATCGAGATTGTGACGCAGCAAATCTCCCGCTCGCAGGATAAATGTTACATTGACGGCTCTGTATTGCACCGTGTTGTCTTTACTGTGTTTGACTATAAAAGTATATCTTTTAACCAACTTGTAAAGGCAATGGTTGACAAGAACGAAAATGTCGCAAATCTCCTTGAGACAAGACAACTTATCGATTGGATTGCCGAGCAGCGCAAAAATGGAAAATACCCCGATTTCGGCAGAAATTGCGTAGTACAAGATGTTTATACGGAATATTCTTCTCCGAGCACTCCGAGCGTTGATAATACCACGACTCCGGCTATTGCACGGTATTCACTTCCGGTTATATGCGAGGTACTTGATTATGGCAGTTAATCAAGATGTTTCGTTCTATATGGAAAAAGCTTTGCAAAAGGCGACCTCGCCAGATGTAAAGCGTTATTTCTTAACAGAATGGTACAGAAAAATGTTCCCATATATTCCGTTCGTTACGGGTACACTTGCCAGTACTATGGATATAGAAATACAACACTCGCCCGAAACCGCTATGAAGACAGGGCTTGAAAGTATTGACCAAAATATACACTTTAAAGCTCCGTATGCATCGAATATGTACTATGGAGACGGTTTTAATTTTACAAAAGACCAACACCCCTTGGCGCAAGCAAGATGGGCGCAGGTCGCCGCCGAACTTCACGGCCAAGAGTTAGTTGACAGTTTAAAAAAATATATACGAAGGGAGAGTCTTAAATGACTGATGCACAGTTAAAGACATTTCTTGATAAATTTACGCACAACGGCAGCGGCGATGTTAAACGTGAATTATTTATCATTTTCGGCAGAAAAGGCAGTAAGGACGATTTCATCCCGCTGGGCTACAAGCAAGAAAGTGCCGCAATCGAGAACAATTATAATGAAAATTCTGTAAGAGACGTACTCGGGAATGTGTATAACGATATCATCTCAAAGGATGAGCAGATATCAATGAGCGAATACCATAACAATCCGAGCGCCTCGCCGTTCCTCGATACAGCGTGGATGTATACTCTTGCGGGGCTTGAAAGCGAGCTTGAAGATTATGAACTTCTTATGGTTAGCGCTTGGCTTGTTAACGAAAGTGGCGAGTTCTTCGCAAGAAACGTATCCGGGGTTCGCCTCAAGCTTGATAACATGGGCGGACAGAGCTATACAATGGCAGATGTCACCTTCTCAGGTATTTCGAGAGGCAAATTCGGTACTGTATCGAGTTTGAGCAAGCCTGAGTTCAAGGAAAATGTACCTACAGCATAAATCCAAATACTATCGGCAGGGACGGTGTTGTACCATCCTTGCCGAATTAGGAGTAATAAAAAATGGCAAATGTTATAAATTTTGACGTGTCCGACAACAGGGTCGAATATCGACTCGGTAAGAGCGACCGAACAATTCTTATAGATACGGGTGACATAAATCTTCCCGTTCGTTTATCGGCTGCTATGGATTCCCTCAACTCATATTTTACAAAAATGAACAACAAATTCGGTGTGAAAACACTTGAAGATATTGACAAAGTAAAAACAGGCAACGTTGAAGACGATGTTGCGTTGCTTAAAAAAACAGATATAGATATACGCAAAATTATAAACGCAGCGTTTAATACTTGCAGCGAAAACGAACCCGATTTTTACGATATATGCAATGCCGCATTTGGCGAAGCAAACTGTTGTTCAGTTTCAAAGAAGAGCGGTAATTATTATTTTGAGGACTTTTTGGTCGCTTTGTATCCGGTTATCGAAGCGGAATACAATGTCCGAGTCGATAAGCTCAAGAATAAGGTTGCTAAATACACGGCTCAAAAGGGAAAGTATTCAAAGAAAGGTAAATAACAATGGTTTTTGACCTTCCTAAAGAATTAGAAGTTAATGGCGTCAATCGCTCGATTAACAGCGATTTTAGGGATATTATATCGATAATGTCAGCACTTAACGACCCCGAACTATCTCCACGAGAGAAAAACTTTGTTCTCTTAACAAATTTTTATGAAGATGATATAAGCGAGCTCGGCGACCTTGAGGAAGCGGTTAAAAAGGCTATATGGTTTATCGATTGGGGTAAAGACTCTTCTGAGAAGGAAAAAGCGCCATCCAAGCTGTTAGATTGGGCTAAAGATTACAACTATGTGATATCTGCGGTAAATCGCCGTGTAAAAACGGTTGAAGATGTCCGAGAGCTTCCATACTTACATTGGTGGACTTTCCTTGGATACTTCGCTGAGCGAGGACAATGTCAGATATCATATATTATAGAAATTCGAGATAAAATCGCAAGAGGCAAGCCGCTTGATGCAGCGGACAGAGAATTTTACAAGGCTAACAAGACAGATATTGACCTCGTAGATAACGAAAGAGATACTGAGCTTGAAGCTGTATTGTGGGGTGAAATAAATGGCTGATTTAGTACTTGATGTTGATTGGGATATAACCGAGGCGGAAGCGAAGCAAAGGAAACTCAATCGATTATGGGAAGAAAGCAAATCCAAGGAAGAGCTTGTCAGAAAAGAAGCTGAACGCATTAAAGCACAAATCGAAGCCGAAAAACAAAAACAACTTGAAATCAACGAAGCTCGCAAGGAGCAACTTCGCATAGCAAAAGAAACGGAAAGAAAGCTGTCCCTCATAAATAGCGGTAAGGCGACACCCGACCAACTTATTTCGTGGGGCGGAAAATCATCTGTTGAATCTCAGCTTGCAGCTCAAGAGAAAGAAGTTAAAGCACTTGATGAAGCTCGAAAAAAAGCATATGACAACGAGTTAAATCTTACAACTACACTCGATAAACAAAATCTTAAGCTTCAAGAACAAAAAGATAAAACCGCTGAGGTCGGAGACCAAATTGCAACTAATTCAAAAAAGACCGCCGACCATACAAAAAATTCGGAAAATGCTTTTAAAAAGCTGGCAAAGCGTATATCCGGACTTGCCAAGAGTGTACTTATCTTTTCCGTAATAACCAAAGCTTTAACCGCACTGCGCTCAATAGTTGCAGATAAGATACTTAAAGACAATGCGCTCAGCAAATATCTAACAAAGATAAAGGGAAACCTGGCTGTAATAGGCGAAACATTATATCAAACTGCAAAGCCTGTTATTGAATGGATTTTGCAAAAGGTAACAATAATAACACAACTTATCGCCAATGTGCTTGCAAGGGTTATGCATAAGAACGTTAATGAGATGGCAAAATTTGCGAAACAATCACAGAAAGCAAGCAATGAAGCCAAAAAAACACTGGCCTCATGGGATACATTACAACAGATAAATTCCGAAAAGGATACAACTACAAGTAATGTTACGCCGGATTATAATCAATTTGACGCTGCTTCTTGGACAGAAGATGAGCTTCTTAAAATAGAGGCAATCGCCGCAGGAGCACTCCTCGCCCTTGGCTGTATTCTTGCGTTTTCAGGTGTTAATATTCCTCTCGGGCTTGCTTTAATTGCTGCAGGTGCTGTTATTCTTGTCCGTGATGTCATTCCGAATTGGGATAAGATGAGTGACGAGACAAAAAAGACGATACAAACCATACTCGGTATTGCCGGTGCTGCGTTACTCGTTATCGGAATCATATTATTGTGCTGCGGAGTAATTCCTCTTGGCATAGGAGCGATAGTTGCGGGAATATCCGTTCTCGGCATTGCCGCCGCCACGCTTGACTGGACTAAAATCGGACAAGGTGTAAAGGATGTTTTTGCAAAAATCATTGGAGTATTCGCAGGCTTGGGCATGGTTGTATTAGGTGTTATCCTATGCTTGACCGGTGCGGGAATCCCT